TTATGTATGGGGTATCTGCCACTAATGTTAAGTCTGTTCAGGGTATTTTCTGCCGACCAGTTATGTCTAAACCAACACCAGAATTCAATCCAGAAACAGATAGACAATGTTATCTTGCTAATACAGCATTCATAAACAATACCATTCTACACGAACCAAAACCATCAACAAGTTCAACTAACACTGGTGGACCTCCATATTCACAAATAAAGAATAAATGTCTACATGTTCTTCTTATAAATCACAAACTTCCATACCAAAGAATTTTCTTTGGTGGTGACACAGAACCAGGTTGGGAGCAAAGAAACATGGAAGATGTGATCCTACGCGATTGTGATCTTCATTGGTCAACTATTGAAACAATGAAGCAAACAGGTCCAAAAGCAAAATGGAAACCAATCGAAGGTGGATATGAGAATAATGGTGTGAAGGCGTATGGATGCTATAATAGCGTTCCAAAGTCATAAAATTTCAAATAATATAAATAGATTGTTCATAGTTTTAACTTAAAGGAAAATAAATGGCCAACAAAATATACAGATGGGTTGGATCTGGAAACACAGGATCTACCTCGGCAAATATTTTTAATTGGAATACTTCAGGAAATTGGCAACTATTAAAATATCTTGGAAATGGACTTAGTGGAGGATGGCAATTTACACCATCTACATTCTGTCCTGGTCCCTTGGATACTGCTTATTTTGGTATACCTGGTCCAGAACTTCTGTTAAATCCTAATATTCCATTATCACCAGTTAAATCTCCTTGCTTGTTTGGAGGATATGCTGGAACAGTGGGAGGCGGCACATGGGCCAATTCTGGTAATGGTGGTAATTCTGGTGGAGCCACATATTCAAGTGGGTTGCTCAATTTATTTGTTAAATCTGCAAACATGCTTGGTTTTGGAAGAACTTATGGATCATATAATGATACTGCGTCTCCCCTTTCTAAACCAATGCCACTCGGGGGTGGACTAACATCAAACGATAATTCTACAGATATTTTACAATGGATTAATTTCAATTATCCAAATATGGGAGTTTACGCGGTAGTAGGTTCTACACTAGGAGATACTACATATACAATTCCAGTGGAATACACTAGTTCCTGGGATAATATAAATCTAAAAGTTTATGGTTCTATTGTGGTTGAACAGCACGGAGGAATCTCTGGCGCTGATATTCTAATGGGTGCTGCACCTGGACTTCCATCAAGTCCAATAAAATTTACATTCGTAAAGGCTTTTAGTCCCGCAAGTGGAAACTTTGGAGCCACTTTTGGACTTACAGGTTCACATAGTCCAGAGGTTAAAACAGTTCTTAGTGGATATAGTGCTAGAAATATTCAAATAAATGGTGGTGCTTTTTCAGAAATAAATCTGACTCCATATGCTGGTGGTGTTAGAGAGCCAGGCGATGTGCCTTTCTATTCGTTTGTTTGCCCATCATTTAATTTTGAAAATATGTCAGTTCTTAAGTTTTACTTGTCAACAATTAATGACAATACTATTTCAAGAGCAGTTAAATATGCAGATATCTCTCTAGCACCTAAGGTCTTGGTTTCACCATTTTATGAAGATATTCCAGGAGCAGGCAACGATTTTTCCACTTACACTAATGATAGATCTACAAAAATTTATGGTCAAAACTTGATTAATACAGTATTTGCAGATCTCTTTCCAGGAAATACTTTAAATATTAATAATATTCAAGGATCAGTGGAATTGGACATGGATACTGGAGAATCTATACGGTCATTAGGATTTGGCCGTAATTCAAACACATTAGTAGAAGAAACGCCACTTAATATTTCTCGTAAAAATATATCAATTGATCATATGAATGATTCTGGAGATAGTGGTTACGAAGCAAGAAAGTATTTAACAGGACATCCAGATTCGATCTATATTAGAGATAACTCTAGAATCATTCAAGGAATTCCTCCAGGCTCACATGTTGTTCTAATCGGTGGAGACGGAGTGACTACTCCGATTAACATTGAAAGCCTTATTTCTACAGGATCAAACTCAGCAGAAGAAACACCTGTAATTAAAATACTAGGAAATGCCAATATCAATAATATAATCGGTAATGGTGGAACAAGAATTTCTTTCTTTGGACATGTTGGTAGTGCTAACATTGGTTCAGTAAAACTTGATTCAAATTCTGTTTTGGATACAAGAAATCCACTAAATGAACAGTCACAATTATTCTTTGGACAGTTCTCATCATCTGGTGTTTGTGGTGGCATTGAATCAAATATTGGTCAAAATTCAACTGATATCCGTGGTAAAATTCTTCTTGAAAATGGTGAACGATTGTTCAATGTAAGCACTTCAAAGAAGGGATTGTTGACAAGATCTACAGAAACATCCACACCTGTAGATGCTGCCCCACCAATCATCGCTACAAAGAGTTAAAATTAACTCTTGTGATAGAAAAAAGAACAACCCTCAGAAATGGGGGTTGTTTCTTTATAAATACTAACAAGGAGGTTCTTATGGAACTTTTATTAGGGGCTGTTTTTTTCGTGGTCGGATTTGTAACAGGAACACTCATCGGTGGTCCTCTCTGGAAAAGGATTGTTTCAAAACTTCCATGGAATAAGTAAAAAAGAACCCCCCAGGAATGGGGGTTGTTTCTTTACCACCATAAATAATGAGAGGAGAACACATGGCATTCATAGCAGGAATAGACTACTCACTCTGCGGTCCTGCAATCTGTGTCTATGATACGGACGAGCCTAAATTTGTCTTCAAAAAATGTTCATTATTCTACCTCACAGGAACAAAGAAACTAGCAACCACCTTCTCAGCAAACATTCGTGGCGAAGTTTTTGAAGACTATAACCATGATTGTGAGAGATACGAATCCATAGCAGATTGGGCTACAGATAAAGTGATTGGTTGCTCAGAAATACTTCTTGAGGGTTATGCTTTTGCAGCAAAGGGAAAGGTATTTCACATCGCTGAAAATACAGGAGTTCTAAAGTATAAACTGTATCAACGAGGAATTCCTGTCGGAACTATTCCCCCAACCACAGTAAAGAAAATGGCTACTGGTAAAGGAAATGCTGATAAAGAGATGATGCATGATGCATTCATGCTTGAAACAGGAATTGACCTTCGTGGAATGATGACACCATCAAAGAAAAACATCGACAGTCCTGTGTCAGATCTTGTCGATGCTTATTATATCTGCAAATCACTCTATAGAAGCCTCAAAGGCGAACCAATCGTGAACACTAATGAAGTTGCAGATCGTGATGATGCTGAAGAGGATTAATTCTTCTTTTTGATCTCTTTACGAATCTGAATATAGTGCCACCCCACTACGGCTATCATCAAAATATAAAACAATACAGCATACCAGTTTATTACAGTTGTTCTTACTTCAGTTCCTTGAGATAGCATTATATCTGTTTGCTCCTCAAGAACAAAGGTTTGATCAGACTCTGTAATAAGTTTTGTATTTGGTGGAAGTTCTATTTCGGTATTCTTTGGAAGAATGATTTCGGGTAGTTCAGTCTTCTTTGGACTACGAACTTCAACCTTTACATCTTCAGTTGTATATGCAGTAGTTCTAGACTCTGCATGAGTTTTTACTTCGGTATCTTTTGGAGCAAAGATAGGAGTTTCAGCAGTAACTTTTACATATGTGTCTTTGGTTAGTATATCAGGTTCCTTTTCCATTACATTTGGAATCTTGATATTTGCACAACCAAGTGAGAAAAATCCGATTATAATTGTGTATAGGAATAATCTGTAGTTCATGTCTTGTTCCCTGCTGCGGCAGCACCGAAGTAGAATCCAACAATACTAAGAAGAATCTGTCTATTTTCTTGAGTGAATAAGTATCCATTTACATCTTGAAATACAGTATTAGTTGTCTCAGGAATCAAACCGAATAGAATCTCTGGATTCTTGTCAATTACCTCTACAACTGTTGGTATTCCAAAGAATGGCAATACAAATGGAGCCAGTATGGTTCCAAACAGAATTGCAAGAACGATTATCTGCCTTACACCCTTTCCTACATCAATGGGAACTCTTTTCGTTGCTTCATTCTGATTCTTGTTTGTTCTCTCGTTAGATGCCATCAAGCGTTCAAACATCTCTTTTTCTGCTTGACGCTTCTCTGCCATGTGACGGAAAATAAAACCTACAGCACTACCTCCGATTAGAGAAATTAATTCCGTTGGTATCATGTTTTGGTTCTCCGTTACTATTTGGGATAGAATCATGGTCAAGATACATCAATTTATCGTCGTCTTACAATTACACTACGCTTTCGCATTGAACGAGCGCGTTTAGCATTTGCCCGTGAACGCTTGCCCTTTGCCTTACGAGCAGAACGCTTTGCGATGCGAGACTTCTGCATCTTTTCCTTGCCACTCATCTTCATGCAGCGTCTTGCTGCACCTTTTGTAACAAGTTTCATTCCCTTGCCACAGACAAACTTAATCTTCTTCTTTCCACCACGAACAACTATGGTTCTCTTTGCACCTTCTGTGAGAGCCTTCAAGGCATACTCAGGAATCATCTGAAGAATCTCTTCAGCGGTGAATTCCGACATATCACCTTCAAAGATGTAAGAAAGATCTTCTAGAGTTGATTCAGCGAGATTTACTTTGAGCATTTTTCTTCCTCTTCTTTTTGACTAGAACTGGTTCACCGTCAGAAACCATAGCAAGACCAGGTGCTGAAGCGGTATTTGCCACCTCTTCTTTAGCCACAGATCGCTTGAGTGCGCCATACACCGCTTGATCACCCGTGACACGATCCAATAGATCCATTAGAAGAGTCATCACAATAGTTTTGTATTCCAAAGGATTTACCTTTGTAGGATTCTTTACGACACGAAGTGTCTTTGAAAGGACTGAGCGATCTACAAGACCAGCCCTAGCCAACTGCGTGAACTTGGCATATTCATCAACAGATTCTTCCATGTCCTCTTTGTCATTGTCTTTGATATAGGCAGAGACAATCATGTTGTAGACGCGAGGATCATCAACAACATTGTCGATTAGATCCTGAAGAATATCCATTACAAGTTGACGCAATTCAAAATTTGAAGTCTCGCCAAACTTTTCTGGATTCTTGAAGACACGCCGAGCCTTTGCTAGATTTTTAGGGTCTATGAGGCCAAGACGAAGTAAACGATCAAACTTTCGCTTTGGAGTTATGGCGGCTTCACTAACTGCTTGGTGATATTCTGCTTGCTCTAGAATCGTCTTGAAGTCTTTCATATGTTCCTCAGTATCTTCGATAGTTTTGGATCTATCGGTATATCATCTAGGTTTGCCTCTTGTATATGCTCTGGTAGTATTTCAAGAAAAGACATGAATGTTTTCAAATATATCTGTAGTTCTGGTTCAATCTTGAAGAATAGCATTCTTGATGCTGGTATCTGAGAAAAAACATTCGATAATATTATCAGATGGTTTATTATCAATCTTTCTCTGAGATTTCCATCTCTATCATAACGCTTGAGCAATCTTTTCACATAACGAATACGGTTGAAATCTTCTTCAAATTCCTCAAGGCTCTTGCATTGAGGATTATCATAATTTCTCATCGCATAATCAATGATGTTTAGATCATCTAAAACTTCAACCATATTTTCGCAATTCTCCAGCATTATTTATGGAAGATTGCGAATGATCTTATCAAGCATCTCAGGAACAGAAAGAGCATAGGATTCTTTTATTCCTAAGTTCTTTCTAATCATTTTGTATAGTTTAGTGCCTTGAACCTTTGAGATTCCCTTTGCAAGACCTGATAGGAATCCCTCAAGGTTTCCCTCTACGGCATAGCCGCGAAGTTTACTAGCAGACATACCCTCAACGCCTTCAGCATCAGGATCACGCTGTCCTGCTACCACAACTTCAAAGTGGCTGAAATTGTAAGCCTTGTTTGGATCTTCGTGACCAATATATCGTCTAATATTGGTGTCATACACTTTTCCACGGGGTTCATCTGCAACGATATAGACTTCCTTATAACCCTGTTTTGATAGGGTCATTGCTGCATAGAATGGATTGATCAATGAAGGATCTTCTGAAATCTTAACTTGTGGAAAAGCCATCTTCAGAAACTTGATCTTATCCTTGAAAGGAATCGGATTTGTCTTCTTGTCCGCAGTTGGAGAAGCAAAAACAATAGCATCGCCACCAACCTCCCGTGCCTTACGAATGACTGTATCAACAACTAGTTGATGTCCTGTTGTTGGTGGCTGAAATCTACCGAATGTAAATACTGCTTTTTTCACGACTCCTCCAAAGATAGAGGGGGTCGAAAGACCCCCTCTTTGATCCTTCGCGTTTGGTGTAAGGCTCGGATCACCTCCTAATGTGCGAAAGGATCACTTGTTCCAGGGAAGGAACTTAGAAGCCCAATCCCAAAGTGGCTTGCCGATGAATGCACCAGCGGTGAACACCACGATGGTATAAAAGATAGTTCCAAGAGTGCTAGAAAGAAATAGTTCCATTATGTTTTCTCCTTATCTGTATTTATGTCTTGCGGAATCTGGACGATAGTTGATTAATCGCTGAAAAGCCAGATCTATCAACGATTTTATAGAAATTATCATTCTTTGGGTCGATAACAACAAAGCCTTCGGAACTGAACGGAGACAAGCCGCCGTCTTCGCCTCGCTGAAAGGTGGTCAAGCCCTTGTAACGCTCTAGCACCTTTAGGACGATCCGTTTAACGGGCTGCACGACCGCGTATAGACCAAGCACAGCGTCGATAGACTTCATGCCCTCAATCTCGTCCAAGGTCGCCTGAGCCTTCTGGCGGCGTTTCTCCTTGCCAGCCTCAGACTTTAACTTATCTATTTCCTTTTGCTCTTTGCCCTCGACAAAGGTCTTGAAGGCAGATTTTGTCAATACACCACCGCCACGGGTGTAGGCGGTAACTGCAAATGACTTTAGCAATGGAGCAAGTGTAGATTTTGAGATCTTATTGATATCAGCGGCTTTGATATATTTCACAGATGAGACAATCTGCTTGTGTGCATCCATGAAAGCCTTGTAGTTTGGATCGCATGTGTCAGGCTTCTGTATGTCGATCACAGGAGAAACAAGATAGAGTGTGCTTGTCTTTCGAATCTTTGGAACGCTCTTGAGGATCTCGGCACGGAAAGAACCGCCAACACTCTTGTAATGAGTATGAATTGCGAATCCCATATTGTAAGATGAAAAGCCTTTCATCTCGGCAGGAACTGCATAGACAACTGTATTTGGTTGGAAGGTGATATAATCTCTGCCGCCAACCTTTACACGCTCAAGCATCTTCTTTGTGAAAAGCATGTCGCCTTGGTAGACACCATCAACTCCAATCTGCTTGAGTTCGTCGTAGGCTACCTTCAGGGTGTGGGCTAGATCAGGCTTGTCACCAAACAACTCGTCAATCTCAGCGTGGCTTTTTGGAGCCTTACGAGCCTGTGTAAAGAAAGACTTTGTAGAGACAAAGAACTTGCCGTCAAGTGGATCTAGACCAAAGACAATCGAAGGTGCGCCGTCAATCTTTTCTGAATACTTTAGTTCTTCCCCCTTGCCACAGCCTTCAAAGAAACTCTTCTTGATGCGCTCTAGGATCTGTAGCATCTCCTTGATGCCTTCATGACCCTTGTTAAACATAAGATCTTCAAAATGCTCCATGTGAAGGTTCAAGCCTTCATTTGGGGCTGCGGATTCTTTTACGGCAACAAATGCTCGAAAATCGAGTAGGTTCTTCATGGTATACATATTTATATTGGAGGAATTCATGTATAAAGCAGCAAGACTAGCAACTAGTGGTGTAACTTGTCAGGCACAGGCTCTTACTTTTGTTTGTGTAGGAACCCCTACTGCCACAACAATTACTACATTTGAAGGAAATACCTTCGCATTTACACCACCACCAAATTCTGTATTTGATCTTAATGTGGCGGTTCGTGGACCAATCACGATTGGTTCGAGCACAGTTGTGATTGCCAAAGGCTAATTGCATCGCGAAGTTTTGGAACCCAAACCTTTGGGTCTTCCTTGAATTCCTGAACAAGACCCTCTTCGGTTGAGATCAAAACTACAATTTGCTTTACAGGAATTCCTGTTCTCTCCTGCCACATAATTGCATAAGCGGTAGCCTGAAGAAAATAGTTTTCTATATCTTCATGTCGCTTTGCTTTTGTAGATCCCTTGAAGTCTACAATTGACAACTCTCCATCATAGTCGGCTATAAGGTCAACACGCCCTGCCAACTCTAGGAGGTCGCTCCAGAGGGGAGTCTCTTGAGCCACCACATTGTCTATCCGTGCGTCGATATAGGGCTGCATCTGTTGGAAGAGGTCTAGGACGGTCGCTGACAGGTTCTCGTCTACGAGGTCATTAGAGTCCCGCGTAGTGGCATCGACTCCCTTGCCCTCCATATACCGCTCTACGAGGCTGTGCAGGGCTGTGCCACGGGCTGTCACCCGCTGCGACTCCTTCGGGTTCTTACGCCGCCACTCTGCAAAGAATTTATTCTTTTCAAATCCAACCACGGTAGTAACGGATGGATATCTCTTGCCATTAGGCGTAAGATAAAAACGCTTTCCGTTTTCTTCGACTGATCGGGCTTCGTCAAGTTTGACGAGTTTATAGGTAAATTTCCTTTGACTCATAACAAAAATTCATTTCTCAGACAACTTCCACAATCACTTGACTTGCCCCAAACTTCTTCTTTGTAGCCTCTACAACTCGCTGCGTGGTTGTCTGCTCTTTCAGCGAGATCGTCTGTATAGTTCCTATGCCAGCGGCTTGAAGTTTGCCTTTGTATATCTCAGCATCTCTGAGATTGTCAAAGACTGCAACATGGGCTTTCTTTGCCTCAGTCAGAGAGGCTACCGCATAACCAGATAGTTTATCATTTGGTTTCATGGCAGACACTCCAGTATACCGTTCACTTAAAGTTTGTTCAAGTTTTGTCCTGTTCATATAAGAATATGTAGGCATTCTAGAGCCGTGGGGAAGACTCTATCTTCATAGGATGATATGAAAACACACGCCCCCGTAGGGGCGTGTGCGGTAGCGAAGTTCCTTGTCGGGGACTATGAACCCCTCCGACGCGCGGTGAATAGCGTAACGACGCTTGCACCGTCCCCACGACCGACTCATTGAGAAGATCAGGGGCGAACACTATTATGTATATTCCCAAAAAATTTCAAGATTTATTTGAAAAGTTTATTTCTCTGTAAAAATTCTGAATTGTGAAAATTTATTTTCACAAAACCTTCATTTGTTGTATGGTGGATTGTATCAAACACCGTAAGACACCAAGGAAGGCACTTGTCACAAGGACGAGATATACGCATCTCACCATGTGAATTGAAACGGCAATTGAACAGGTGCAGATCCTCTCGCGGCTCACACTTGATAAGAGCATCCAATTCAGAATGCATCTCTTCAAAAAGATAGCCGTATTTACGGGCAAGAGGGTGAGTCTTGAACCGATTAGTGCCTACTGAAACAATCTTACCTTTGCAAACAATGATCGAAACATGCTTTTTACTGCGGTCGATCTTTTTGCAAGTTTCTGCGGCAACTTTGAGTATTTTGTCGATGTCTGCTCTCATGCTTAAGCACCCGTGGCAGGGATCGAACCTGCATTGATCCAGTTACGGTTCTATCGCTTAGAAGGCGATGCCGATACACGGGCATTGGATTAGTCGAACTATCGTGTGAACTACATATGTAGTATAACGGAGGTTCGATTCATGTCAAGAGTTTGCGTCACCTGTGGTAAAGAAACAAAAAATCCAAAATACTGCTCTCGGTCTTGTGCTGCGTCAACGAACAACAAAGTTCAAGTAAAGCGCAGTTTGGAAGGAAAGTGTCATTTATGCGATTCTCCAATCATGAGTAGTAGAAAGTATTGTAAGAAGTGTTTTTCTCGTCGCCCAAATGCTATGAAAGATTTGACGCTTGAAGAGGCAATCTATCAGAAACACCACAAGTCATCGGCATTTGCTTTAGTAAGAAGTAGAGCAAGGGCTACGAAGAAAGCAACAATGACGAATGCGTGTGAAAAGTGCGGGTGGGACAAGCATGTTGAGGTCTGCCACAAGAAACCTATTTCTGAGTTTCCAAAAACAGCATTGTTGTCGGAGATAAACTCAGAAGACAATCTGCTTATTCTCTGTCCAAACTGCCATTGGATGTTTGATCATTCTCATTAAGACTTCTTCTTCTTCGGCTTCTTCTTTGAAGTGGGCTTCAGTTTCTTGATCTTGCCTTTGCCGAAGATCTTATCCCAATTCTCATCCCACTTCTTTTGATCTACAGGGCGATAGGAGTCACCCTTTCCTGCTCCGTATTGTCCTTCCATATTACCTCCAAGCGAAAGGGGAGGGGGCCGAAGCCCCCTCCCCACGCGACCAACCACTATTCAGAGAGTGTAGTTGATGTAGTTGTGAACATCCGCAGGATCGACGGTCGGGTTCACAAGCAGGACGCGCTTCATGCTGTAGCGAGTGCTGCCGTTCTGAGTCTCCTCAGTCACGATGCGCCAGTTGCCACGGTTCTCAACGAGCGACTTGATCGAAGAGATCATTGCACGGAAGTTCATAATACCGAAGCGACTACGAGCCTCGGCAGCGGTAAGCGAGTTACCATTGGCGAGGTAGTTGATTGCCTTACGCTTCTTCGTGAGGCTTGGGGTCGAGGACGAACGAGACGAACGATTGCTGGTGCTGGTAGCCATTCTGAAAATTCCTTTGCTGATGAACACTTTTGTAGGAGTCTGACGAGCCATCAGCAACTCGTAGCACTCTCAACTAGATGACTATAGTATACAGTAGAAAGGGATCGAAGTCAAGTAGGTTGTCGATATTTTCTTCTACAGATACTCAGAGTAGTCACGACCGTAGCGATTGATTCTTTCCTGTGGACTCATCTGACGCAGTTCCTCAACAGGATCTGTGCCAAATAATCGCTTTCTCGCATCAGGATTCATGTGAAGCAAAGAAAGATCAAATTGAATCTTGTCTTCGCTCTTTTTCCAATTATTGTTAAATTCGTCGGAAAGCCAACGGTTTTCGCTGTTCATTGCTTTGGATTCAGAAACTCTTCGTAATCGCGTCCATACATCTGAATTCGTTCTTCAGTTGTCATTGCGCGTAGATCCTCTACAGGATCATCTCCAAATTCACGAACTCGTTCTTGTGGAGAAAGCGCAAAAAGAGATTCATCAAACTTGCACTTGCCCTTGAACGAATTCATCCATGCTGTATAAAAACCCATTAGTCACCTCCACCAACAATAAACGGACGATTCTTTAGACGAGACTTGAAATCTCCCTTTTCAATTTCAGGACCAGATTTCAATCCTGCGCCACCGATACGCGCTCTCTTGCCCTTTGGAACCCAATCAGACTTGCCCGTGCCGTGGAAGACAGAGCCGTGCTTCTTGGAGACAGATAGAACGCTGTCTTGATCAAACTGCTCACCATGCGACTTCAGAACCTTCAGGAAGATATTGTGTGCAGCGTTTGGATCTCTGGGTTGAACAGGAGTTTGACCAGAATGGATCATAAAGGACTTTTCCTTTACCTTCTTCTTTTCTCCATTGTGGTCTTCAATGTATTCACCCTTTACAGGAACAGGAGTATATCCATGAGAAATGAGACTAGCCCTAAGTTCTCCCGTTCTCTTATTGTTCTCAGCAGGAGAAAGATTTCCACGACTTGCTGATAGGAATCCTACAATGTAGCCGTCTTCAACTGCCTTGTATAGACGGGAAAGCGAACGCGATGCTGCTTCTGCTATTGCTGCTTCTTCTCTAATCTGCTTGAAATCTTTCATTTGGTTCTCCTTGTCTCTTATTTAGGGAAACAACTTGTTTCTAAGAGTGGCACTAATCTTGTTAGAACCAAAAGTTCTTATCAAATCTTCACCTGTCCAAAAACAGACAAATATCTTTCTGTTTGTTGCAAACTGAGTTATGTCTGTAAACACATAGGAAGTATGTTTGGCATGTGCTTGAAATGCCGCCTCATCTACCTTTCTTCCTGCCCCAAGCATGGTAGAAGGAGCAAAATTTCCTCCACGCTTTGTGAATCCTTTTTGGTCAATATATCTTTTATTAGAACCCTCAGATTCGCTCTCATTGATGAAATCGTAACCCTTTGAGGAAGCAAATTTTAGTTTAGGAAACCACAATGGTAGACATCGTTCCATAAAAAAACTTGCAGTTCTTCCATCACTAAACAATTCGTCTAGAGTCTTCTTAGGAAGAGGACCAAATTTCACATCATTAATGACAAATTCGTATGTTTTTCTGTATTCTATTTTTGGATAAACTTGAGCCATATCCACTCCTTGGGATATGGATATTTATGCCAACTGCCCAACTTGGATTCGAACCAAGACATGGAGGACCAAAATCTCCAGTGCTGCCGTTACACCATCGGGCAATAAGTGGTTCCCGTGGGAGTCGAACCCACAACTGACGGATTACTTACCACTTCGGCTTTCGCCGCCTTTCGTTCGTGGTCTGGACTTTGCCTTCACCCGTTCTGGGTGCTTGCCGTCAAGTCTCTACACCTTCGCATCTCTGCGCTTGGCTCGGCGTTGCCTCATCTTGCGATAGGGGGTTCACCGACTTTGACAAGATTCAATCCGTGCATTCCTGCACGGCAGTTCCATTGAAAGTCCGATACTCTACCAATTGAGTTAGAGAACCATAAGGAGAGGAAACCCTCTGTGACTTAGGCGTGTAGCACACCCGATAGAGTTCGTCCTATCAGGTGCTTCACCTCCCGTTTCGGCGGGGTATGTTCTAAGTCACAGAGGGTTATCCTCCACGCCCCGCATCCGCAGAGCATTTGCTTGCTTACGGAGCAAGCCTTACCGCCATCTTAAATCCTTCTAAAGACGATGGTGCTTTAGAATTACCCCTCAGATAGACCGCTCAAGGGTGCGGTTTTTAATATACTATCCATACAATATACTTTACTAATTACCTGTCTGTTTAAATACAATTCATCTTGCACCTCGTTTAAAGATTAGCCATTAAGAATTTGAAAACTTGCGTTGAACGAATTCACGGATTCAGGACGGAACGAACGAAATGCACCCGCCTCGACATCCCAAACAACAATGTTGTCGCTAGTTTGTGGAGGAGTGTTCTCGGTAAGAATCTGTTCGCGCTTGGGCAGATAAGATTCATTGAGTGTGCAGCGCATCTTACGCTGCGAACCATCCATCTTTGTGAAGACCACTTCACAGATTCCACGGTGAAGATTCTCGACCATTTGTTCTCGCGTCTGAGCCATTTGTTTCTCCTGTGTGTAGATTATAGCGTCTCTTCTATTGCCTGTCAAGCGGATCAGTCATCTTTTTCATTTACACGATAACCGATCTTCCATAAGACATCTGCAATTGTGCTTGCTGTTTCAAGGACTGCCTCTTCCGCCAACTCAGGACGAACCGCATGTATCGTTTCGTGTATGAGTGTATCAAGAAGATCTTTGTCTTTGGCGTTTCTGTTTATCCAAATTTCTGGATTTGACGCAGATGGATCATCACATTCTCCCCAAGATTTTCGGGAGATGCGGGAAGAATTAACGAGACAGACTCGCCAATCTTTACGGTTGATTCTCGTTTGTATCTGTTTCTCTTTCACTCGGAACCTCGTCAAGCACAAAGATTTCACATGGATATGGATAATGTTTGAGACAACGCGATGCCGCCTTGCGAACAGCACCAGGAACACGGGGAGTTTCTTTTGGATTTAAGAGAGTGAAAAGAAACTCGCGTGTATTGAGAAGCGCGTTGATCTGTTCTTGCCTAGTTGACATCTTACTTCCAGTCTGGATAAACGACTATGCCGTTTCCATTAGTATCTAGAACTTCTACAGCAGCAACTCGCGGAAACTTCTCAAGATCTTCAGCAACTTGCTGATGAGTCTGATAGTAATGACACTTCTTGATTTCAGATTGAATATCTGAATTATTGATACCGTCTAGAGAATCCTCTGTGCGCCACACACGAACCGTGAAACGCTCTGTAGTTCCCTTCGTTATGGATTCCAATTGTCTATTCATAGAACCTCCAAAGCCACCTGTGGGATTCGAACCCACGACCTGTGCTTTACAAAAGCACGGCACTACCGCTGTGCTAAAGTGGCGACTGATTCAGTCAATTTCGCGTTCAACCTTCACCCAATAGCCTTCAGTCTTTTCAGACTTATAGCCATTCGGTCCACCATTATGAATCCTTGCCATGTCTTCATAGGTAGGCGTGGAACCGATACGCCGCTTCGTGGCGTAGCGATTGAAGTAGGCAACCACGATGCGCTCCGCGTAGGCACGGTTCATGCAGTCCTTGTAAGATCCTCCAATCGAAGGATCATGCTCAACGGCATCCTGCCAATAAGCCTTATGGATTTGGTAAGGTCCGATAGCCTTACCACCGTCTCCAACAAGATTCTTGCCATCCGAAGACTCGACCATCCTGATTGCATCAAGAAGCGGACGAATGTCCGTTTCCGTGATCCGAGCCTTCGTGGCGGGAGGCGTGAGGGTGAGAACCGTTGAGATGAGAATGGTGCTGAACATGCTAATCATCATATAGTAGATCGGCTATGTTGTCAAGGCTCTACACAAAGAAATGAGATTTTTCTTAAATAGCGCGAGTGGGAGTCGAACCCACACTTTACGCATTTTAAGTGCGCTGTCTCTGCCTTTGGACTACCGCGCCATAAAAAGTTTATTTAAGATGTGGAAATTTTTGAAGAGTTACCTCTTCTGCTCTTTTTAGTAAGGCATCTTTACATTCTTGGCATTGGGGAGTCCATACTGGATAAAACTCTTCAAGTTTGTAATTTACAGTTCCGTCAATGTTATTGACATAAACTGTTACATTCGCACTATACTCCATCAAACCTTTTTCGGTATTAAGGCTGGCAGAAATTCTTGTTTGAAATGTTTCAAAATCAGGTCTACCGCAACCAATAATTGTTGAAACAAAAAGTGTAGTTAGAAAACTCTTGTAAAGATTCATTTTTTCTCCTTAGTGGATCATGAAGGACTTGCACCTACGAAGTCTAAAGACAAGTGATTTACAGTCACTCCCCGTTGCTGCTTGGGTAATGATCCAAATTACCAATTCCATAATGATACTTATCACTATCTTCTGTAATCCATTTTGGACTTTGTTCTGTAGTCCACAAATGGGTGTTCAGTTTTCT